ACCTTACTGGTATTGAGCAGATAATGGACGCAGTTAACCAACCTGACAGAAAGATGTCTCAGTTTATCAGCACAAGGCTCGGTTCTCTAGTTGTCCCTAGTCTTGTTTCCCAATCTGTGCCTTCTGGCGATCCTCTTATGCGTGAGGCAAGGACATTCTTAGATATGTTCACAAAGAGGATTCCTGGGCTAAGCGACAAGCTTGAACCTAAACGGAACATTCTCGGTGAACCGATTAAACGGCAAGAAGCCGTTGGACCAGACTTTATTAGCCCCTTGTTTTATAGTGAGCAGAAAAAGGACAAGGTTATGGATGAACTGGCCAACTTAAGGTATTCTTTCAGTATGCCTCCAGTTGTTGAAAGCGGTGGAGTAGACCTAAGCAAATATAGGAATGGGCAAGGCCAGACAGCTTACGACAGGTATATCGAGCTAACAGGCCAGGTTAAGCTGGGCAACAAAGACCTTCGCCAAGCCCTGAACAAGCTTGTTACTTCTCCTCAGTACTTAGCCCTTCCCGATGATCAAGTTGAAGGATTGGATAGTCCAAGAGTCAATGAACTAAAGAAAGTTATTGGTAAGTATCGGGCTACAGCTAAAGAAAAGATGTTAAAAGAATACCCAGAACTATATGGCCATAGGGTTCTGCGGGATAAACTAGTAATGGCTAGAAGACAAGGAAAGGTGCTTGAAGCTCAAGAAGTATTGAGTGAATTGCAGAATGTGCGATGAGTAGTGAATTACACAGAGGTTTAGGAAAACTGGAAGGTATGCTTTCAGAGGTTTTAACAAATCAAAAAGAATTTAAGCTTACGTTTGAAAAGCACGACACACGACTTCGTGTTATCGAGGGTAACTATATGAAGGGGCTAGGAATTGTTACCGCTATCACCTTTGCCTTTACTACGCTTTGGGAAACAATTAAAAGTAAAATTTTTGGTCTATAACGTGAAAATCGAGCTAAAGAAAAAGCTAGAAGACCTGCACGAACTAGTAGCGGATACCCTGCTAGATCGCATTAACAATGGGGAAGCAACCCCAGCCGATCTTAATGTCGCAAGACAATTCTTGAAGGATAACGGAATAGATGCTATGCCAGAAAAAACTTCACCTATGTTTAACCTAGCCCTAGCCCTTCCTTTTCAAGACCAAGGAAAGCCCCTTGAGATTAAGGGTGTTAATGTTAAACAAGCAGAGGCTTTGCCGTTTGAAAGGGCAGGGTAAGTTTATGTGTATGATGCAGGGACTTGGGGATGCAATGCTTAAACCTATTGCCAATACTTGGAACGTGAAAAATGCAAGACAAGACACAAGTAAACTTTTTTCACAAGGAAGTCCATTTTATTATAAACCTAATGATGCTAATGTAGTTACTGAACCTTCTTCAATTCCGCAAAATTCAGCAAGTTCAGCAATGCCAGCATATGTTGACGGACAGCAACCAATGGCTCAGCAACAACAAGTGCAACCCGCCTCGATGCCTAGAGCAACTACAAATAGATTCAGCTTTAACCGAGGAAGTCTTAGGATTGGCGATTCTACAATGAATGCTTCTGATGCTGGTCTTAACATATGAGAGACTACGCTAAGGAGTACCGAGAGTACCAGGGAACGTCTGCTCAGATCAAACGTAGGGCTAGGCGTAATATGGCCAGAAGGCTTATGATCCGAAAGTACGGAAAAGCACGACTCCGCAACAAAGATGTTGACCATAAGGATGGTAACCCACTTAATAACTCGTTTCGTAATCTTAGGATTATGTCTAAGTCAAAGAATAGGGCTAAGCACTAGTTTTTTGTTTATAGTCAGTTATTTAAGGGGGATATGAGCATATTAGAACGTTTGTTCTGGGGGTGCTCTAGGGGCGTGGTGGTGGTAGCCAAGGGAATGAAGTTAGTAATCAACAAGTTAGCCTTGATTAATGAACAAGTTTTCTTTATGTTTTACATTGTTGTACAGAGAGGAGTTCCTTTTTTATTTAAGTTGCTTAATAGTTAACTAGGTTAAATATTAACTAGGCTATGAATCAAATAGATCCAAGACTAAAAGACTTTAGGAACTTCCTTTATATTGTCTGGAAGCACCTCAACCTTCCTGACCCTACACCACTCCAATATGACATTGCTAAGCGAATGGAAGTTGGTCCTGACAGGCAAATTGTAGAAGCCTTTCGAGGAGTAGGAAAAAGCTGGATCGCTTCTGCGTTTGTTTGTCACCAACTCCTGGTAGACCCAACCAAGAACATCCTTGTAGTATCGGCAAGCAAGAACAGGGCAAGCGACTTCACTACGTTTACCCTTAGACTAATCAATGAGATACCAGTTCTAAACCATCTTGTACCCAGGGAAGAACAACGTAATTCCAAGGAAAGCTTTGACGTTGGACCAGCACCAGCTAGTCACGCTCCCTCAGTAAAAAGTGTTGGTATCACAGGGCAGATTACTGGTAGCCGAGCCGACATCGTGATTGCTGACGATATTGAAACCAGTGGCAATAGTCAGACTGAGCTTATGCGGATTAAGCTTGCTGAATCAGTCAAAGAGTTTGATGCCGTTATCAAACCTAATGGGCGAATCATCTTTCTAGGTACTCCCCAAACTGAGAATAGCCTTTACGAAAAGCTAGAGGGCAGAGGCTATATGGCTCGTATTTGGCCAGTACGAATTCCCAGCGAAGAACAAAGAGTACGTTATGGTGTACGTCTTTCTCCCTACATATCCTCATCGAATGGGCAAAGCGGAACGACAACCGAACCTACACGCTTCACCGATGAAGATCTTACAATCCGAGAATCGAGCTACGGACGAAGCGGGTTTGCGTTGCAGTTTATGCTCGACCCCAGACTTTCAGATGCTAACCGCTACCCGCTAAAACTAAGCGACCTTATTGTTCATTCTCTCGATCCTAAACGTGGTCCAAGTCACCTCGTTTGGAGCAATGGTCCAGATTGCAGAGTTAATGATCTACCTAATGTTGGCTTTGACGGAGACGCTTATTATCGTCCTATGCAGGTGTCCTCTGAGTTCTCCGAATACCAAGGATGCGTTATTGCAATCGATCCGTCAGGCAGAGGCAAAGACGAAACATCCTATGCCATCGTAAAGTGTCTTCACGGACAACTCTTCCTAGTTGACATAGGCGGGTTTAGGTCTGGATACACAATGGAGACACTTGAAACAATCGTGCGTCAAGCCAAGCTACACGGATGTAACTACGCAATCTACGAAGCAAACTTTGGTGACGGAATGTTTGGTGAACTTATCAAACCTGTATTCGGCAGAATCCATCCTTGCACCATTGAAGAAGTACGCCACTCCACTCAAAAGGAAAAGCGAATCATCGACACCCTTGAGCCTGTAATGAACCAGCACAGACTTATTGTTGACCCAAAGGTAATCGAAAAGGATTTCCAGAGCATTGAAGGGGATGGTGAGACTCTAGCTAGATATAGACTATTTTATCAGATGAGTAGGCTTACCAGGGATAAGGGTAGCCTAGCCCAAGACGATAGATTGGATGCCCTAGCGATTGCCGTAAGCTATTGGGTGCAAGCTATGGCTAGGGATACCGAACTAGCCCACAAACAACACAAAGATGAATTGTTCCAAAAAGAGCTAGACAAGTTTATGGAATCAGCTATTGGTAATAGGTCTAAACCAAAAAGCTGGCTTACCCTATGAACCTCGAACCATCTAAATACGATCTCCGCAATATTAGCCCATTTCTTCCAAAGGGTACTAAAACAGGCTTTATAAGCCCTAAATTTGGGCCTGGGATGCCCCTACAAGGGCCGATGAATGTTAGCCAAGGGGTAGATACCCCCCAACCGCTACAAACCGCTAATAAGGGTGGTTCAACCTCAGAAGTACAACCAAGTACCGAAAAACTGGCACTTGAGATTCCCTCTATGGAGCTTGGTGGTGGTGTCCGTACTGCCCCTGTGCGTATGGAACTTGCCCCTATCGCTCCTAAAAAACCTACTAGTAAGCAGAAGTAATTCTAGCCTTTTAGCATCTACCTCCGTGTCTCTCTCACTAGATCCCACTATTGTGGATCGCATTATGAAGTCTGAAGGAGGCTTTACCATTCAGTCAGGCAAAAAGGAATACTTCGGCTTTAGGGAAGACCACAAGGACTTTCCATCTATCCACAAGCTTGTACGTGCTCACGGAATAGACTCCAAAGAAGTTAAGAACCGCATATCCGAACTTCTTAATGAAAGAGCTATTAATGCTGGAGCTATCCTGTTTTCTAACCCTGGAGTCCAAGCTAGTATTATGAGTGTTGCTCATCTTAGGGGTGAAGGTGGATGTAGGGCTATTCTTAATTCAATTGCTGGTATGCCAATTGAAACATCATCCCAAACCATAAAGCCTCAAACCATAGACATCATCAATAGAATGACTAATTTAGAATTCCAAAACAAGCTTAGGGAAGTTAGGGAAGAGTATGACAAAAAGACTTACGGAGACAGGATCGACACTATTGTAGTAAAGGGAACAATTGTAAAAGGCAATTGGTGGGCTTTATTTGGTAGTGGGCTTAAGAAAAGGTACGATAGGGAAAGACAAGAGTTCTTGGCACTGGCTTAAGGTTAACTTGAAGTTAACTTAAGGATTATGTTTAAGTTATATCTTTAATATATATTATATAATATATTAATAAGATAATATATAAGTAAACTGATTAGTATACTTGAAGTTAACTTAAAGCTAACTTGTAGTATACATATAGATAATAATAAGAGATGTCAAGACAAATCTACTTATAGACTTAAGGTGAGTCAGGATTCCAGGTAGATTATGTATTTATAGAATATGGTTAAAGCTTATGGAACATATAAACATTAGAAGTTCCTTATTATTGGGTTCTCCTACCCTGTTCTATCCCTGCGTAGCGGTTTAAGGGTTATCCGTTCTCCTCCTTACAAAACCCTTACTTTTTGGTAGAAAATTTTGAAAGGCTTTATATACGCACAAGTTTTCGTGTTTCCCCCCCCTTACCCCCCTTTTGCTTTCAAATCGCAGAATTTTTGACGCAATAAAAAAAGAAAAGCCAAGGGAAAAGACTTAAGGAGAAGGGAACGCATTAATCATTATTACTTTTCACTAGTCTATTAATCTAATCGAATTGGGATCTTGTCGAGATCTGCTCCCATTCAGCATTAAAACGTTTTTAATCGAAGCTTATTAAACTCGCTTTTAATTTGAGTTTATTTGATGCCTTGAAACTTTTTTTTAATTAACTATCATAACATTTCATAAGGTTAATATTTCACAAGGTTAATATTTCACAAGGTTAACATTTAATAAGCTTAACATTTCATAAGGTTAATATTCCGCATCTATTAATATTTAACATAGGTAAACTATTTTTATTTCAAACATAATAAAATCTAATCCATTTTTACGAAAATATTAGTTTTATTAATATGGCCTAAAATCGAGCAAAGATGCCATTTAAAATCGTTTTAGGTGCTTATAGATAGACCATAGCCAAATTTTAAAAGCCCCATTTTAAACTCATTTTAATTTTTCCTAATAGATAGAATTAGTTAAGCTTATATTTAATTTACCCTATTGACTATTTTTAATATTCCGCTACTTTTATTTATAGAAGGGAGGAGCTATCCGAACTTCTAAAAACTAAAAACAGGAGGAAAAGAAAATGGAATGCGAAGATATTAAGTTAGAAGACTTAATGGATTGGCAGAAACTATCGTGGGTGAAGACGTTCAGGATACGCTATGCCAACGCCTACGTCACGCATTGCGAATGCGGAGGACACGGCAAAGCCGAGATGAACGAAAGACTAATGAAGCAATGGAAAAACAAGATCGTGGAATTTGGAGGCGATGTCCCGCCAAGGGAGGAAGCATTGCGATGGGGGCAATTCAACGCCGAAGGTTCAACTTAATATGAACTTACTATCAACCACTATCACCCCCGAAACTTTGGCGAATGCCGTTGCACTCGCATTCCCTTTAGGAATTCTTATGGGATTCTTAATGGGGAAACTAAAATAAACCATAAACTAAAAGGAGAATAGATAGAATATGAAAAATAAAAAAATCAATAAAATGAAACGATTTGAGCTTAGGAATAAACTCGATTCGCTTATGGTAAAAAACCAGCACAACTCAAAGTATGGCATTGAAATCGTAAACGAATTGAACAGGAGAATAAAATGAACATAGTAATTCAAGATACATTAAACCAGCGTGGACGTTTCGAAGAAACGACAACCCCACGTTTTAACAATATTAGAACAGCAGACGTGATGAACCAATTCGAAGGCTTGGGGTGGAAACCCTTTGCCTCCTCTCAGGTGCGTTCACGTGACGTACAACGCCGAGCCTTTGCGAAACACTTCGTGAGCTTGGCAAGGGTTGGAGAAGAGAAGACGTTAGGCGAGTACCTTCCCAGAATTAACTTGCGGAATGCTAATGACGGATCGGCATCCTTTGAGTTATTCGCAGGATTCTACCGCTTAATATGCACAAACGGACTAATGGTAGGCACTCAATATTCCTCCATTCGCATCCGTCACTCGCTATCATTGAACAAGCTTGGGGAAGCTTTGGGGGAAGCCGTTGCACACACTGAAACGGATCTTCAACGCTCCTCCCTAGTGATTAAAGAGTGGCAAAGCATCACCCTAAACGACTCTCAGCAACGCAACCTAGCAGGGTTTGCCGTTGGCCTACGTTGGCGGGAGTACTTTGGCGGGGATAACTTCACCAAGGCATCACAACGCTTAGAAGAAGCAGGGGTAGGGGTGGAGTTTATGCGGGAAGAGTTCAACCGCCGAATTGACGAGCTTGTAAAGGTTAGGAGAAGTGAAGACGCTTCCCCTAGCCTTTGGCACGTCTTCAATCGCATACAAGAAAACGTGATTCGGGGAGGGTATAGCGTAAATATGCCCCGCCGAACTTCTCAGGGGATGGACATTCGCCCCCGCAGAATGCGAACAATAAACAGCATTGCCCAAAGCATTGACATAAACCGCAAACTTTGGGACGCAAGCGAAGCGATCCAAAGGGGAGAGACTCTCCCTGTATTGGTTAGCTAATCACCCAGGGGAGGCGGGGGGAGTTCGAATCTCCTCTCGCCTTTCCACTATAAAAAGGAGAATTCTTAAAATGAGTACTAAAAAACTATCATCGACTATCATTTCAACACGTGGGGCAATGAATGAGGAAAAAGCCCTTCAGATTACAGGGGGGCTTTCCTCCCCTTCTAAAATGCCTTGCAAGGCTTACAGCATCCCCGCCAAACATTGTAAAGTTGGGGCAAAGCTTAGAAAGATTTTAAACTCTACTTGTCGGATCTGCTACGCTTTCAGGAATAACTTTAATTATCCTAACGTAGTGAATGCGATGGCTAGGCGATTTAAAGCAATTAAGCATAAACGTTGGGTAGAGGCGATGATCTACCTTATAAAATGCGATGGGAATCAGTTTTTCCGTTGGCACGATTCAGGAGACTTGCAAAGCTTTGAGCACTTAGATCGGATCTGCCAAATTGCTACCCTTCTTCCTAACGTCTCTTTTTGGCTACCTAGTCGAGAATATAAACTAATATCTGATTATATAGCACAAGGGGGCACAATCCCGCCGAATCTTACTATTCGCCTTTCAGCATATATGATCGATGGGGAATTGCCTTTGACGATTGCGGAAAAGCTTGGGGGAGTAGTTTCGGGGGTGACTAGGCTCGAAGGGGTGGCAACGTGCCCCGCCCCTAAGCAGGGGCATAAATGTATGGATTGTCGCAAGTGTTGGGACAAGCGTGAAAGGATCGTTATTTATGGGGCACACTAAAAAAACGATTTTCTTTTACCTGTTTCTATATGCCTTGCTATTCACCCTTGCAACGCTTTCAGCAATCAGAAAATAAAATGAAACTAAAAACAAACAAACGCAAACCTAACCCCCAACCGAAAGGAGGGGGAAAGGTGATAGTTAAGTGTAAGTGTAAGTGCAACTCTGAGGAGAAAGGGGAACGTGTGTTCCTCGTTAGAGTTCAATACATAAACCAACAGGAGGAAACCAAATGACAATAGACGGAAGAATGAAACAGGAGGTCAGGCTAAAGGCAGACATTAGTTTGACTATTAATGCACACCATACGGAACAGGACATTAGAGAGATCCTTATGCGGGGTATCTATAATGCGTTCCCAAACAATCCACTACAGGTGAATGAATTAATGTTCGCAGAGGAGCGAGACATTTATTGGGATGCTCACCAAGTTAAGTGGACAAACATAACAGAAGAATATAAGGAGAAAAACGAAAGCAAATGAAAACTAAATTAAAATATTACATAGCAGAAGTTGAAGAACAGCAGGGGGAATATACCCACACGACTAAGTATCTATTTAAAACGGCAGGTGATCCGTTTAAGTATGCGGAGAATACTTCCAAAACTTGGTACGGAGATGAAGAAGCGGAGAAAGATGAGTATTCAAATGGATACTGGCAGAATGGCGAGGATATTCTCTCCTCAGTTGGAGAGGTAAAAGAAATATCAATTGAAGATTACAAAGTATTAAAGAAGTACCTAAGCGTACTTTAATAAAAAGGAGAATATAAAAATGAATAAACCAGATTATTTAAAAGAAGCTTGTGGGCACTACCTTTCAAGTTGGGATGAAGAGAAGTACACCACAGGTGAACAGATTGTGGAGGCACTTGAAGATTGCGGGTCAGATATTCCAGAGGGTATCGAAGTGTGGCAACCCTTTGAAACCTACCCGCCCGATGAAATTGCCGAGATGATTATTCACCTTAAGACAACGTATCAACATATGTTCGGCTTGGGGATGAAATACGCAATGCAGAATAAGGAGGAAACCAAATGAGAAAGCCAAAGCCTAGCATAGACGATTACAAGCCTGTCTATCGTGAAGACAATAGTATGGGGTTTGAAACGTATGGTGAAGACCTAGCTTTTATACGTACTCAAAATCCTAATCATATTTGGACGTTAGTGGACGATGATAACGGAGTACCCACAATTGTGGCAGGGTATCACTTTGTCAACCGCATCCACTACATAATCACGACTAAGCCTTGGACGGATCAGAACTTATCGTTCAAGTACGTTGACTAATTAAAGGAGAATTAAAATGGATAATAATAAATTAGCAGATCAAAAACTTGACCTTGTGTGCTCATTATTAAAGGAGATTGACCAGTTGGATAACACGCTTACGGATTCAATATGCGTTATCTTACTGCTTCTTAATAGATCCAGAAAAAGGAATCAAGGCGAACAAATAGAAGTAACGTTTAAAATGGTAGTATAATTAAAGTAAGCTTAAAGCATTTGATGGTTCGATCCCCTCAGATGCGGATTGTATAAAGTATAATTTATGATAGTTAAGTGTTCTTTAAGTGTCTTATGAATGCAGAATATTATGAACAGAATATGGATGAAGCACCTTCGTGCGGGATCTGTGGTATTGATATGAGGAAGAAAATGACAAAGAAAACTCAAGACACTGCTTCTGCTTTATACGCTGAAACTGCTGACTTTGATTGTATATGCGACACCTGCTGGCCTCATTACATTGTGGCAAGTATGACGTTGGCAAAAGTATTAGGTAGCCAAGTGGCAAGAGGAAAGAGAGGATAATTATGAAACTAGATTTGAAACTGATTGAAGAAGCTAAACTGGAAATAGCAAAGCTAAAGGATTTAAGTGCCCTTTCCTATCCAGAAGAAGTAAGGGCTGAAGAAGGAGAGTTCTGTATGACCTTTGGGTTTAATATCTCAAGGGAACAGGATGCTTGGCTTACTCAGAAGGCTAAGCAATACACAAGAGGAAAGAAGAGTGCGTTCTTTAGGACGTTACTTGACACTCTTATGCAATTAGATAAACCAAACAAACTACGAGGAGGTAGGAGATGAACGATAAACAGGTGACTTGGGCTGAGCTACAAAGCTTGGCCTTGAACAGGCTATGGAAGGGAACAAAGAGTGAGGCTACTGCTTCAGTCAACACGGCTTCTGCTGTTGCATTCTTTGGTGGGAATACCCCGCTAAAGGATTTAAGTGTTCAGCAAATTGATGCCTATGTAGAAAGCTTACAGACCAAACAGAATACCAATGGCACAATTAACAGAAAGCTTTCGGCATTATCAAAGATGCTTCGCTTTGCGGTTGAGCGTGAGTTTATCACAAAGCTTCCACGCATTGAAAAGAAAAAAGAAGCTACTGGAAGAATACGTTGGCTCACCAAGGGCGAGGAACAGACTCTTATTGAGTATTTTTATAAAGCCCATAGGGATGATGTCAGTACACTTATTGTGTTTCTTTTGGACACAGGAGCGAGAGCAGGGGAAGCATTAAGTGTAACCTGGAAGGATATTAAGAATGGTGTAGCAACCTTCTGGGATACTAAAAACGGAAGCCCAAGGTCAGTACCTCTTACAAAGCGGTTGGTAGCCCTTCTCGATGGCAGAGGAGATCCAGAGAGTACTGAGCGAGTGTTTAAGACCATTACCTACGCTGAGCTACACTACCTTTGGCAGAAGGCTAAGAAAGCTATTGGCTTTGAGGCAGACGATCAGTTTGTTCCCCATTGTCTTAGGCATACGTGTGCTTCTAGGCTTGCACAGGCAGGTGTTCCTATAGTAACTATTAAGGAGTTTATGGGACATAAGAACATACAGGTAACGATGAGATATGCTCACCTTTCGCCTAATCAATTGGACAGGGCAAGGGAAGCTTTAGAGATGGTATGAGTTCAATTAGGGAACGGATACAGGAACAGCACGATTACAAGCCTCTGCTCTTTGCTGATGGATTTGATGAAGCGATCCTTGGTGTAGGGTGGAGCTTTGATAAGCCTTTATCCGTAGCCTACGATAAGCATAAGTGTATTAAGATCCTTATGAAAAGAGATAAGATGAGTCGTACAGACGCTGAAGAATACTTCTCATTTAATGTGGATGGAGCTTACCTTGGTGGCGAAACCCCTGTATTTGTTGAGCTAATAAAATGAGCTTAGATATTAAGTGTACTTTTGAGCACTGCACCTACTCATCTTTTTGCACTAGATTCACTTTAGATAAGGAGTCAATTAAAACTTACTTTGCAATGCGTCCTCCAGTGAACGATGAATTTAAGTGTGTTATGTTTGACCCTAACTCTGGATTAGCTAAGCGAATCTATAAGCAATCTCAAACTCCCCTTGCCTCTGACGTAGAAGTTATAGCCCCCTAATTAAAAATAGGATGAGCTTACGCCAAGAAGATTTGGATAAGGAGATGGTGTCTGGTGGGGTAGTTCGGCACAACGAAAGCAGGGCTAAGTATATCCACAAGCAGAACGAAACGGCTCGACCTGCTGTGAACAGGCTTCTATCTGGGTGCATTGATCTTTATGCCAATTCGATAAGCAGGTGGGCAGTTAGGGCAAAAAAGATACCTGGAGCTAGGCACACTGCGGTTAAGCATATTGGAAAGCTAAAGCCTAACGTTGTGGCATTCATTTCGGCTAAGACCATATTGAATGCGGTGTCTACTCAGAAGCCTTACACTAGGGTTTGCATAAAGATTGGGGAAGCGATTGAAGCTGAGATTAACTTTAAAAAACTAGAGAAGCATAACCCAACTTATGCTGAGCGATCTAAGCAAAGGCTAATGAAAACTAAGGTTGGCTATGAGTTTAGAAAGCGATGTGCCTTTAGTACTATGAAGAGTATTGGGCTTAAAGTTAAGTACCTTACGCCTACTGAGAGACTCCATATCGGCTCGGTGTGCCTTGGGTTGTTTATTGAAAGCACTAACCTAGTTAAGATCCATAAGCGGTGGGAATCACCAAAGCGGTGGGTAAACATAGTCATAGCTACAGATGAGTGTATGCAGTGGATCACTCGCTACGAAGAATCTAAAGCGTTCCTAAACCCTAGAAAGCTTCCCTCTCTTGAAGTGCCTCTAGCTTGGATAAAGGAACGTAGTGTTGGGGGCTACAGGGACAAGCAACTTGAGTACTCTTTTATTAAGACAAGAAACAAAGAGTCTTTAGATCATATCGTAAAGAACACTAAGGATGATGTGTTCAATGCGGTTAACAATATGCAAAGCACTTCTTGGCGGGTGAACAGGTGGATCTTTGAAGTAATGCAAAGCTTTTGGAAGAATGGAATCGATGATGGCAAGGAAGTACCTATGAACAAGTTGTTGACAATCCCTTCCAAGCCTAAACCTGGAGCTACAAAGGAAGAGATCAAAGCCTATAGCAGACAGACCGCTTACGCCTATTCAAAGAATGCTCAGTACAGAAGCCAACGCTTAGCCTTAGCTCAAACTCTATACACGGCTGAAAAGCTTTTGAATGAGGTAGGCTTTTACTTTCCTTGCCAGTTGGATTTTAGAGGCAGAGTTTACTACGTTCCAGACGCACTTACCCCGCAAGGTTCGGACTATGCTAAGGCACTGCTAGAGTTTACCAAGGGGGTTGGTATAAAGATGGAGCAAGACCTTATGCCTCTTGTGCGGTACGGCTTTAAGCTGTTTGGCAATAAGGGTGACGATAACGAGGCTTTGCATTGGGCTAAGACAAACGATATTAAAATTAAAAGAAGCGTAGATGAACCTTGGAATTCCAGGTGGTGGCAAGAGGCTAAAGAACCTTGGCAATTCCTCAGATGGTGCAAGGAGTACAACGATGCCCACACCAAGCCTAACTTTCAAAGCCATCTTCCGATTACTTTAGATTGCACTGCTAGTGGGCTACAGATTCTTGCCCTTCTAACAGGGGATGAGACAAGTGCGGAGCACGTTAACTTAGTACAAAAGGAACATCCCTCAGACATTTATGGCAAGGTGCTGGGAGAGTTAAACATACTTGTAAGGGAAGACCAAAGCGACTACGGAAAGTTCTGGGCATCCAAAGCTTTAGACAGAGAGTTGACTAAGCCTGTTTGTATGACTCTTCCGTATGGTGCTACGCTTTATGGGATACGTGCAGGTATTGAGGCTTGGTACAGGGACAAGTACAAAGTAGTGCCAAAGGATATGCCAGACTTTTGGAAGGGCACAATGTATCTAGCCAAGAAAGCGGTTGAAGCTGTTGAGAAGTTTCTACCAAAGGGAAAGCTATGTATGCAGTGGATCACGGATGTAGCTACACCAATAGCAAAGGCTAACAAACCAGTGTGCTGGACTTCGCCTAGTGGGATGCTTGTGGTTCAGCCTTATATGGCAAGCAGTGGACTCATCGTTAAGACAAGCCTCCTGGGTAAGTTGCGATACATAATGCTACAAAAAGAAAACCACAAAAAGGTTCACCTATCCAAGCAACGTCTTTCGGTAGCTCCTAACTTCATCCATAGTATTGATGCAAGTATTCTTCATCTTGCCCTTTCTGAATTTGAAGGAAGTGTTGTGGGTGTTCACGATTGTTTTGGCACACACGTAACGGATCTTTCGGATTTGGCAGAAAAGATAAAGCTTGCAATGCTCAACATTTTCAAGGTGGATCAGCTTCTCGAATACAAGCAAGCTATTAGCCAACTTAATCCTTCTAGTAGTTTTCCTAATAGTTTTAACAGGGGCGGGTTCGACACTGGACAACTACTTTCCGCTAACTATTTATTTGTGTGATGAACCAAACACAAGACCAGTTTAACTCTGAAGAAGATGGGGTACACGTTATAACTTTTACCCATATGGAAAAGTACAACGGCTTGCCTGAAAGACAAACCACCATCAAAACCGATGCTATCACACTCAGCGATGTTCTTAATACTTGCCAGATTTTCTTATACGCAAGCGGATTTCGTTGGCCAAAGAACTACGTGTTGCAGTTCGCCCCAACCGACAATTTTCCAAGAGAGATCTTGGATGATGCAGATACTGAAGTGTCTGTAAAATAAACTAAAAAGGAGAAACCATAAATGAACGACAGAATCATAAAGCTTGTCTCGCCTAAAGGTGTAGCAAGTTACCCAAAGCTAAATGAACCAGATACCAAATTCAAACCAGACGGAGAGTACTCGGTCAGTTTGATTTGTGAACCAGACGAAGTTAAGGAATTCCAAGACTCAGTTAAGACCTGTGTTAAGGAGTACTACAAGAACCAGTGCCAGTTGCTGAAGAAGAAAGAGCTTAAGCTTGCTGAGCTTCCTATTCGTGAAGATGCGGATAAGGAAGGCAATAAAACAGGCAAGGTGCGTATTAAGTTCACTCTTTCTGCCAAGATCAAAAGCAAGAAGACAGGCAAAGAGTGGGAACAACGTCCCGCAATCTTTGACACCAAGGGAAAGATTATCTCTGAGCGTGTTGGAGGTGGAAGCATACTAAAGGTAGCGTGTGAGGTGTTCCCTTGGTATACCCCTGCTCTTGGCGTTGGTGCAAGCCTACGTTGCAAAGCGGTACAGGTTATCGATCTTAAATCCCCAAGTGGAGTTGCAAATGCAGAAGCGTTTGGCTTCACGGCTGAAGAAGAAGGATTTGTATCTGGTGGCGAAAGCATTCCAGAGAACATCTTTACAAGTGATTCTGATGCCAAGGGAAGTAGTGACTTCTAAGAAACCTAAGTATCGTTCTCGGCTGGAACAAGACATTGCCTCTCATCTCGAAAGGGTGGGAGCAGTGTTTGAATATGAATCCATCCGTTTGCCCTACACTAGGGAGTGCGTTTACACTCCAGATTTCATACTGCCGAATGGAATTATTGTAGAGGCAAAGGGGTGGTTTCGCTCCTCAGATAGGAGCAAGCTTGTTCTAGTCAAGAAGACTCTTCCTACGATTGATATTAGGATTGTCTTTCAGCGGTCAGGGAACAGGCTTAACAAACAAACAAAAACAACTTACGCAGAATGGGCTAACAAGAATGGCTTTCCTCACGCAGAGGGAAGGATTCCAGAAGGTTGGCTGAAGGAGAACAATGCAACTAAAGAATTTGAAAAGCTTTTTAAACAGCTTCGAAGAAAAGTTCGGTGCAAAACTTAAACGTGTAGGGGTAAACCAAGAATCATTCAAGGAGTTTGAAAAAGAGCTAGAGGATACTGCTCCAGTTCCATATACCGCTTGCTATAATAATGGCATAGCTAGGATTAATGTTTTGGGTGTTGAAGTGTTTGAGAGTAAATGAGTAATTTCGTTTGCCACGAACCTTGCCCCAAGTGTGGCAGTTCCGATGCCTTGTCTAGATATGACGATGGACACGGATACTGCTTTTCTTGCAGAAATTATGAAAAGGGTAGTTCGGTAGAACAACAAAGGAGGATTGTTAATATGTTGCCACAGGAAGCGTTTGTAGAAGGGGAAGTAACTGATCTTAATAAGAGGTGTATAACTAGCGAAACTTGTAAGCGTTGGGATTATAGAGTGGGTTACTACAATGGTAGGCCAGTTCATATTTCTAATTACAAAGACTTAGATGGAAAGGTGATTGCTCAAAAGCTTCGCTTTCCTAACAAGGATTTTAAGATTATCGGGGATGCCAACAGGATGGGATTGTATGGTATGCACCTATGGAAGGGTAACTTTAAGATGGTCACAATTACTGAGGGGGAGATTGATGCTCTTTCAGTAAGCCAACTTCACCAGAACAAGTGGCCAGTAGTCTCAGTGCCTAATGGTGCTCAAGGTGCTCTTAAGGCAGTAGCCAAGAATCTTGAATGGCTAGAGCAGTTTGAGGTTGTGGTGTTTATGTTTGATAACGATGAGCCAGGTATAAAGGCTTCCAAGGAATGCTCTGCTTTACTTTCCCCCAACAAGGCAAGGATTGCTTCTCTGCCTATGAAGGACGCAAATGAAATGCTTGTCGCTGGAAAAGGCACAGAGGTTATCGATGCAATGTGGAGGGCTAAGGAATATCGTCCAGATGGTATCGTAGGTGGCAACGATCTTTGGGATTACATAACTAAGATCGACCTACAGGAAGCCATTCCTTACCCCTACGAAGGGCTTACTAAAATGACACACGGCTTGCGTAAGGGTGAGCTTGTAACTATCACCGCTGGATCGGGCATAGGTAAGAGTCAATTCTGTAGGGAGCTAAGCCATCATCTGCTACGCAATGGACAAAGCGTAGGCTACATAGCTCTTGAGGAATCGGTGCGTAGGACAACTCTAGGCATCCTGGGGATTGAGATGTCTAGCCCACTTCATCTACGTAATGACGTAAATGAGAAAGAGCTTAAGGAAGCTTTTGATTCGTGCCTAGCTACTGGAAAGTTTTTTACATACGATCACTTTGGTTCGATGGATTCAAACAATCTTATGAACAGGATTCGGTATATGGCTAAGGGTTGTGGGTGCGGTTGGATTATCCTAGACCATTTAAGCATAGTTGTTTCTGGAATGGGTGATGGGGATGAACGTAGGCTAATTGATAACACAATGACTAAGCTACGTTCCCTAGTTGAGGAATTAAAGGTAGGTATGATTATTGTATCCCATCTAAAGCGTCCAGAGGGCAGAGGACACGAAGAAGGTGCTACTACTTCACTTAGCCAACTCCGTGGATCGGCTGGAATAGCTCAATTAAGCGATATGGTACTAGGGCTGGAACGTAACCAGCAAGACGATACCACAAGGAACAGAACAATTGTTCGAATCCTAAAGAATCGTTTTACAGGGGAAACAGGCATTGCCTCCTACCTGGAGTACGATGCCCAACGAGGAAGGCTTACTGATATGGGTGAGCCTCCAGTTGACCTACCAGAGGAATTACAATGAAGATTAAATCAATTAGAAGTAGCACACAATGGGCAATAGACCTGCTTGAAAGAGCAAGCAAAAGCTTGGCAAAGATGAAAGATAAATCTGACCATTGCCAAGCCATAAAGCTAAGGGTTATTCAGACCCAAGTTGACACTGCATTATTGATTGCCAGGGAAACGATAACTTATTACACTAATCGCAAGGTGGAGGAGAAAAGGAAATGAACGAACAAACAGCAATGCTAGAGCATTTTAGAAAATACATTAAAAGTTCCAAAGAAATAGCTGAAATGACGGATCTTGAATATGATTTATGGGATAAAGAAACTGAGAATAGTTTAAGAGAAATTAAAAACGAGTTTAGAAAATGAACGAACTTATATTTGATATTGAGTCGGATGGCTTGCTTGACGAAACAAAGGTAATCCACTGCCTTGTCATTCACGACACAAAAACAGGTGAGACTACTAGGTACAACAATGAGACTAATTGTAAGCCCATCCAAGAGGGAGTAGATCGTTTAGTTAACGCAAGCAAGGATGAGTATATTCTGGTTGGGCATAATATTGTTGGCTTTGACATTCCAGTAATTCACAAGTTATTTGGAGTTTATCCAGAAGCCTCACTTAGAGATACTCTTGTTTGTACTCGCCTTATCTGGTCAGACTTACGAGAGAGAGACTTTGGGTTTGCTAGAAAGAATTCTTGGTTTCCTAAGAATCTAATTGGATCGCATAGCCTGAAAGCTTGGGGTTATCGGATTGGCTTACGCAAAGGTGACTTTAAGGATACCAACGACTTTGCTAACTGGTCACAGGAGATGGAGGATTATTGTGCAAAGGACGTAGAGGTAACAAAAAAGCTTTGGGAGAACATTAAGCTTAAAAACTATTCTGAGATGGCTATAGAGTTAGAACACAAATTTTTCCAGGCTATTCTTCTACAAGAAAGAAATGGATTTGCCTTTGACAAGAAAAAGGCTGAAGAACTTTATGTTAAAATGGCTAAGCGTAGAGTTGAGCTACAAGCTGAGCTTCAGAAGGTGTTTAGCCCTACCATTGAAAAGATGAAATCTAGGGCTTATCACTTTGGGGATAAAGTTTTTGCCAGCAAAGCGGAAGCCTCAGAAGAGGCTAAACGTTGGGCAAAAGAAAACAACAAAACCCAAAAGGAGGGGCTAAGCCTAATCAAAGATGGAAAACAAAAAGAAAAAACGATCCCATTCAACCCTGGGAGCAGGGAAGAAATTGCGGAAAGGTTCAAAAAGAAGTACGGATGGAAACCACAAGAATTTACTCCCGATGGAAAGCCGAAAGTGGATGAAGCGGTGCTTCAAGTTCTTGCGAATTTGGGCTATGCAGAGGCAAAACCCCTCTTAGAATACCTGCTTCTCCAAAAGAGAATAGGCCAACTTGCCGAGGGTAATGAAGCTTGGTTAAAAATGGTTAAGCCAGGTGGACGTATTCACGGCAGAGTAAATACGAATGGTGCAATCACTGGACGTTGTACTCATTCTAAACCAAACATAGCCCAAGTACCTAGAGTAGGATCTGAATATGGAAAAGAATGTAGAGAATTATTCGTTGCTGGAGAAGGCAAGACGTTGGTTGGGGCAGACGCTTCAGGATTGGAGCTACGCTGTCTCGCCCACTATTTGGCTCGATACGATGGAGGAGCTTACACAAAAGACATCATACAGGGGGATATACACTCCGTTAATCAAGCTTCCGCTGGATTGCCAACGAGGGACTCTGCGAAGACATTCATCTACGCATTCCTTTATGGGGCAGGGGATGAAAAAATCGGTAACATTATCGGAAAAGGACAAGAAGAAGGAAGACGGATTAAGCGAGAGTTTTTAGACAAGACACCTGCTCTTAAAAGGCTTAAGGAATCAATCGACTACACTCTTAAAGTAAAGGGTTATCTTAATGGGCTAGATGGGCGAAAGCTTCAGATTCGCAGTAGTCATTCCGCACTAAACACTCTCCTCCAGAGTGCAGGTGCTTTAGTGATGAAAATGTCAACTATATTATTACTGGAAAAACTACAAAAATTAGACTTTGTTTTTGGTACTGATTATGCTTTAGTAGCCCACATCCACGATGAAATGCAACTTGAGTGCAGGGAAGATATTGCGGAAGAAGTTGGCAAAATAGCTGTTAAGTCAATCGAAGATTCTGGACAACTCTTTAATTTCAAATGCCCACTAACAGGAGAGTTCAGGATGGGAAAAAATTGGGCAGACACTCACTAAAGTTTAAGTCTATATCTCAAAATGAAATTGCCTACCTTGCTGGTTACACCGATGGAGAAGGGTGCATTGCTATTATCAATGGCTCAACGCTTATGGTATCAGTGGAAGCCTGTTATCCAAAGATTATACATAGGTATTCGCAATTGTTTGGAGGACATTTTTCTAGATATGATCGGAAAAAGAAAAACACTCGACCCTCTTTTCGTTGGCGAGTCTTCTCTGAAACCGCACACCTGGTTATCCAGACACTACTCCCTTTTCTGCGTGAAAAAAAGCGTCAAGCGGAACTATGCCTCAAGTACTATAATACAAAGAATCCTAGAAAAAGAGCAGAAATTGATCAGAAAATTAGGGAGCTTAAGAAATTAACATACCTATGAGCACAACAATATATATTGATGGGGATATTGTAGCCTACCAGCAAGCCTTCCTTTCGGAGCAATCTACTGATTGGGGCAACGACTTCTGGACGCTCCACGCCGATGTTAGGGAAGCACAAAAGCGTACTGATGTGTTTCTTGAGGAGTTAAAGCACACGCTTAAGGCAGATGTTGTGGTTATTGCGGTAAGCGATTCTAAAAATTTTAGAAAGGATGTTCATCCAGCTTATAAAGAGCACAGGAAAAAGATGAGGAAACCTGTAGCTCTTGGTGCAGTTAGGGAGCATTTAATCTACACGTACAAAGCTATTCATTTTCCTAACATTGAAGCAGACGATGTGCTTTCAATCCTTTCTTGTGAGAATGGTGGCATTATTGTTTCTCTCGACAAGGACTTTAAAAGTGTTCCTAGCAAGTACTACAATTGGAACAGGCCAGACGATGGTATTCTCGCTATCACCGAAGAAGAGGCAGACAAGGCTTTTATGATGCAGGTTCTTACTGGAGACATTGCAGATAACTACCCTGGATGCCCTGGGGTTGGGCCAAAGAAAGCTGAGAAAATTCTTGAAGGGCTAACTAGTATTGATTCAATGTGGGATGCAGTTAAAAAGGCTTTTAAAAAAGCTGGATTTGGTGAGGAAGAAGCCCTTGTTCAAGCACGACTAGCGAGGATCTTAAGAAAAGGAGAGTACGACAAAAAGACAGGAAAGGTAAAACTATGGCAAAGTTCGAATTAAAGACCGCTAAAGGTAGAGGCAAGAAAGTATATATTTCTGGTCCAATGACTGGAATGCCAGACCTTAATTATCCTTTATTTGACGCTAAAGAAGACCTTTTGTTTGAGCTTGGGTATATGCCTGTTAACCCTGCTAATAACTTTAATAGATCTAAGGGGCACTCAAGGTCAGCTTATCTTAAGTTAGATCTACAGAAGCTTTTGTTTTGCGATTACATTTACTTTCTACCAGGATTTGAACAAAGTGCTGGTGCTTTGCTTGAGGCACTGGTAGCTAGGGAGTGTGGAATTCCAGTTCTAAATATAGATGTATGAAACTACTGCTAATATTAATTTGTTTTGTTTTTGTTGGGTGTTCTGAGCAACCAATAGTAACTCAAGATGAGCCAACTCAATATTCTAATGTGCCTACTTATTGGGTAGTTATTGAGCTTCAAAAGGAGGAAGAAAGATGGATGCAACAAAAGAAGTAATAGTTAAAGATTCTGGTAAAAGACAGAATTTTAAATCTGGTTCTGTTCGGGACAGCAGGGACAAAAAGGGCAGGTATGACTTGCTTATGCCTCACGCAATCCACCTTGTTGCAAGGCAACTTGAGGAAGGTGCGATTAAGTATGCTGAGCGTAATTGGGAGCTAGGCCAACCTCTTTCTAGATATATGGATTCAGCCCTAAGACACCTGTTTAGGCATCTTGAAGGGCACAGAGATGAACGGCACGATGTAGCTTGTGCGTGGAACGTTCTTGCTATGATTGAGACAAGCCATAAAATTGATCTAGGTAAGCTTCCAAAAGAGCTTAACGACCTTCCTAAGTAAATTTTATGTCCATAGAAAACGAGTCATTTCCTCCTATTAGTAAAGCACTTGTAGATGCGTTAGATGAAAGGTGTCCAGAAAAGTGCCCAGAATTGACAATGACTGAAAAAGAAATTTGGTTTTATGCTGGACAAAGACAGATTGTTCGTCTAGTGAAAAAAGCTTACGAGGAACAAAACGAAACTATTTTAAGTAAAGAATAAATATATGGGAATGTCAATGGCATCGATTGCTGGTTCAAGGGCTGTTTATCGGCCTGTTGGAGTGAGCTTTATTTCTAGACCTGGGGCTTTACCAGCTTCAAGGGTTTCTTATTCTGGACCAAGAGTTAGCCAAAACAATCCAATTGCAGTACAGGGTTTTCGTAATTTCGACACAATGGCTAACAATAGGCTTTTCACTAAGGGCTTTGCTCAGCCTACTGCTCAAGGATATTCTGAGGCTCATAATAATATGCGTAACCTTGTTCACATTGGCGAAGGTTATCGAGGAAGCGTCCGAGACGCTATGAATGCTCAAGCAAATGCTCCAACAAAAGTTATTTATAAAACTCGCCCAGGAACTAGCTTTACTGCTGGTGGATTTAATCCTGCTTCTGGCCAAGCAGTTAATCAAAATGCTTGGAGATCACAGCAAAATAGTGCTGGACTTGGACGCAATAGAGGCTATTCAAATGGAATGTCGCAGTTCGCTATCAACAACTCTGCCAATTCAGGGTTGAATCGGATGCGATAACAAAAGAAAAGGAAACTAATAATATGTGCTTATTTGGTGGTGGTGGTGGTGGTGGTCAACCTCAAGTTATTTATAAGGATGCTCCTATTGAGCCTCTCCCTGCTCCTATGCCTACTGCTATGGCTTCTGGCATTGGAACTCCAACCTCTAATATGACATATGCTGATGGTCCTACGGATGTTTCTAAAACAAGTGCTGGTACGTCAGTATTTAAAATCAATCGTGATCCAGTTGCTTCAAATGATTACCAGGATCAAGGGCTTGACAGCGGTTTGTATTATTGAGAGTATATAGCATATGAATTCTTATTCTGCTGTGGCTCTTGGTCAAGCTGGTTGTGTTGTACGCTCAACAACTGGAACTTCGATTACCGCCCCAACTGGACGTTTCTGGAATGTAATTCAAGTTATTAATGATGCAAAGTTTCATACGCTTACAAACACAATTGGCAATACTACTGGCGATTCCCTTGCAAACACTACGGCTGGAAGTGCAATTACAATCGGTGCTGGAGTGTGTTTGTACGGCAACTTCACAGAAATTAGAATTCACTCAGGGGTTGTGATTGCCTATTTTGGAATCTAACAGGCTAAAGGTACAATATGCCTAGCCTCGGTTCAGGTTTATCTCTCGGCACTCTGAATAAAATTCAAGGATTTGATTTTGATGCTTCTACTTATATCACAAACAACGCTATTCCAAATAGCACGTTTGATGTAAATCCGCTTACAAGTCCTACAAATAGCTTTTTAATTGGTAAAGATTCTTCGAATTTAGGTTCTGCAAGCATTGCTCACAATTCCTCTTTAAATCTAAATAGTAAAAGCTGGTCTTTTGGGTTTTGGGTGACTCCATTTTATAAGGGTTCAGATTGTATGGTTTTAGCTAAAAGCGGTGGCAACGATACTCGTGAATTTCAATTTCAAATTAATATAGGTTCTTCACTTGGCATTACTTTTCAGTTGAATATTTTTCAATCTGGAACTTACGCAAGCAGAGTTGAGCATAGTATTGTTAGTACTTCTGTGGCTTCTTCTCTTAATGAAGGAGAAAAAGTATTTGTTTATATGGGATACAATTATTCCGAGCAGAAATCTTTTATTTCTATAAACGGAGGAACAAAAGTTTATTCCAGTTCTACTATTTCTAATACATATGCTGGAACTAATTCGTTAAAATTTGGATATTTTGAGACAGGTACGCTTCAAAATATTATGTCTATTGACGAAGTTGGTTTTTGGAATCGAGACTTATCTCAAACTGAAATTTCTAAGTTGTACAATTCTGGTGACGGAGTTGGTTATTCCCAGCTAACAAGTGATGAAAAAACAAATTTAGTCTCCTGGTGGTCTATGGATGAGACTTCTGGAAATAGAGCAGATTCTCACGGAACAAATACAATTTTAAATTCAAATATGGTAAATTGTTTTGCTACAATTCCTCAAGTAGCTGGTAATTTAAGTTTTACTAACCCACAAACAAAAATTAACGATGCTATTATAAACCTCAAAAACTCAGGTTTGTGGGCCAACCTTATTGACGGATTTTTCTTTAAACGTGATTATAATTCAAAAACAACAACTCCAAAAAGCATTAAAAATACTTTAACAACGACTTATACTTCTAATTCAAACACTGCATTGAATTATTTTGGATTAAACTGCCCAAGATACATAAGTGGACTTGGCATAGGTTCTCCAGTTTCAATGGATAATTTAACAGCTTCCACAATTTTTTCAGTTTCTAGACGATATATTTATACACCAGAATACGCTTTTATTTTTACTGCTCCTAATAGTGAATGGGAAATAAATTGGAATTCTGGTGGTATTTTTCAGGGTTATTTACAGAATACTCAATGTCCACAACTAAGTAATTCAAATATTTCATCTGCTCCATTAAGGCTTGGGTTGGTTGCTCAACAAGGGTCTTCTTTTAGGATTTATTCAGACGGAGCATTTCATACTAATGGGACAAATACATCTTTAACTACATCTTCTCCTGGGGGTATGCAGAGGTCTGTTGGGGGAAGATGGGTCAATAATGCAGGTAGTTACGGATTAAGAGGAGTAGTTACTCAAATATATTTATTTAACAAAGCCTTGACGCTTTCAGAGTTAAATTCAATTCTTGTAATCTAATTTTATTAAATGAGCAAAACAGCTTCGTCTCTATATTCAGAGTTGGAAAGCTCACGTGAATCTTATCTTCGCAGGGCTAGAGATTGCTCTGTATTAACCATCCCTACCCTTGTTCCACCTTCTGGACATAGCAATTCCACAACCTACGAAACTCCTTTTCAGGGTGTAGGGGCTAGGGGAGTAAACAATATCTCAGCCAAGCTTCTGCTGACTTTGTTTCCTCCTAATGCTTCGTTCTTTAGGCTTATGATTGATCCTTACAAGCTGAAGAAGCTTGGAGGTGGCGAACAGGTCAAGACAGAGATGGAAAAAGCCCTAGCAGAGATTGAGAATGCTGTAGCAAAAGAGGTAGAAACCTCTGCTTTACGTGTTCCTATCTTTGAAGCTCTTAAACATCTTATTGTTTCTGGTAATGCACTTATTTATTTCCCTGACGATGGTGGAATGCGTGTGTTTAAGCTTGAGAACTACGTTGTTAAGCGTGATCCGTTTGGAAACGTACTTCACATTGTTACAAAAGAGTCTATCGCTCCTTCTGCCCTTCCTGAAGAAGCTAGGAAGCTCCTAGAAACCTCAGAATCCCAGGAATACAATGAGGATTATTCTCACGAAAATTCTGTAGATCTTTTTACGTGCGTTCATAGGCGTGATAACAAGTGGGAGGTTTACCAAGAAGTAAACAAACAGATTATCCCAGAGTCTGAAGGCGAATACGCTATTGATAAATGCCCATTCATCCCTCTTCGTTATAGCCGTGTGGATGGTGACGATTATGGGCGTGGACTTGTTGAAGAATACCTCGGAGATCTTAGGTCACTAGAAGCTCTTACCCAAGCCGTTGTAGAGGGTTCTGCTTGTGCTTCTAAGGTATTGTTCCTTGTTAACCCTAACGGCACTACTAAAATTAGGTCACTTTCGGATGCTAAGAATGGGCAGTTTGTTAGCGGTAATGTAGTCGATGTTAATGCCCTTCAGCTTCAGAAGTATGGTGACTTTAGAGTAGCTAAAGAAGTAATGGCAGAAATCCAAACAAGGCTTGCCTTTGCGTTCCTTTTAAACACTTCGATCCAGCGGGATGCTGATCGTGTAACTGCCCAGGAGATCCGTTTTATGGCTCAAGAGCTAGAAACGGCTTTAGGTGGTGCTTATTCGATTCTAAGCCAAGAGTTTCAGTTACCTATGGTTTCTAGGCTTATGGAACGAATGAGCCGATCTGGTAGGCTTCCTAAGCTTCCTAAGAATGATCTTATCCGTCCTCTTATTGTTACAGGTGTGGAAGCCCTTGGAAGAGGAAACGATCTCACCAAGCTTGACCTTTTTCTTTCAGGTTTAGCTCAGATTTTTGGTCCTGAAGCAATGATGCAATACGTCAATGTCGAAGATTACCTAAAACGTAGGGCTACTGCTCTTAATATTGATACTGAAGGTTTGGTCAAGTCAGCAGAAGAAATGCAAGCACAAAAGCAACAAGCTCAAGCTTTGCAGTTGACAAAGGAATTAGGTCCACAGACAATCAAAGGAATATCTGATGTAGCAGGTACAGCAATGCAACAGCAGATGGAACAGCAACAACAACAATAAAAAGGAGAAAATAGAATATGGAAAGCGTACAAGTTCCCGCTAATGAAACTGGTCCTGAAGCACCAGTAGAACAACCCCAGCAGGGAGGTGCTCAAGCTGAGCGTCCTAGCTGGTTACCAGAAAAGTTTAAAAGCCCTGAAGAGATGGCTAAATCCTATAGTGATTTAGAGAAACGTCTTGGTAGTGCTAACCAACAGCAACAACAAGAGGAAGTCCCTGCTGACCAACAGCAGAACGATCAAACAAAAGATCAACCTCCTGCTCCTGACCAGGAAGATAACCAGTTTGCTCAGCAATGGGAAAACCAGTTCTCTGATTTTAGCAAAGAATACTCTGAAAAAGGCCAACTGAGCGATGATTCGTTTAAAAAGCTTAAAGAGATGGGCTACCCTAAACAGGTAGTTAATGCCTATATCGAAGGTCAGAAAGCCCTTGCTGAGCGAGGTACGCAAAGCCTAATGACTGATATTGGTGGGCAAGATGGGTTTAAAGAAATGCACGATTGGGCTACACAAAACCTTACTCAGGATGAGATTGATTCTTATAATTCCATCCTTGATACAGGGGATCAAAGGCAAGCTTCATTTGCAGTAAAAGGGATGTTTGCTCGTTACAAATCAGCTTCTGGTAATAAGCCTAAGCTGGTTAGTGGAAGCCAAACCAGGGGTTCAACTCAGACGTTCCGTAGCATTGCTGAAATGACTAGGGCTATGTCTGATCCTAGGTATAAATCTGATCCAGCCTTTAGAAAAGATGTTGAACGTAGGCTAGAAAATAGTAAGATTCTATAAAAGAAAGGTAAATTAAAAATGACTAAAGAAGTAATTCAATCGTTGGCTCGGCATATTCTAACTGCCCTCGGTGCTCTTGTAGTATCTAGGGGAGTTGTTGTTCAATCCGATGCAGAGGCTATTGTAGGTGGAGTTGTTGCCTCTATTGGATTGGGATGGTCTGTTTGGGATAAGTTCAAGAATAGGAACTAAACCAATGCTAGGGGCTATTTTAGAAGCCCTGGTAATGGTTATATACCGAATTATTAAGGGGGAGGCTCAAGATGCTTCAAAACCACCTAAAGCTGAAGAACTTGGGCCTCCTCCTCTTTTTGTTAGGGATAGGTGGAATTCAAGGGTGTGCGACTTTATCAGAGGCAAAGAAGGTAGTAATAGTTCAGGAAAGTGACGCTTTGTTTAAAATTGGACCTGACGTAAGGGGAAGACTTTACTTCTGGAATGGTAAAGAATGGGAGCTATCTCAGAACGAAATAAAATTACCAGAAGGATGGTTGACAGGTCCGTTAAATTCCACTAATAAGCCTAAATAAGTTTTTGAAAGTAGGATCAGTCAAGTAAGCTCCAGCCCCTCTACGGAGGGACAACTGAGAAGAAGAAAGCGGGTATCCGAATCAAAAATGAGTTAAGGCCGATAGGCTTTAACACGTTTGATTAAACAACCCGAAAGGAATAAAGAAAATGGCTACTACTGCTAACTCACGCTCTGGTCTAGTAAACAACACTGGAACAGACTACACAAATTTGTTCCTCAAGAAGTTTGCTGGCGAAGTGCTGACTACCTTTGAAACCGAAGCGGTTTTCAAGCCCCTGCACGTTGTCCGAACCATTGAGAGTGGCAAATCTGCTCAGTTCCCTATCACTGGAACTGCTAACACTGCATATCACACCCCTGGTGACAACATCTTGTCTGACGGATCTTATCTGTCGGCAATTGGTCATAACGAACGCACAATCAACATCGATAACTTGCTCCTGTCGAGCACGTTCATCCCTAAGATTGACGAAGCTATGAACCACTACGATGTTCGTTCCATCTACACCGAAGAGATTGGTCGTGCCCTGGCGAAACGATTTGACCAGAACATTGCCCAACTCGTAGCTCTTGCTTCTGGTGCTTCTGCTACTGCCCCAGGAAAAGCTGGTGCTGGATCAGTTGCTGTCGCAAGCACAACCTCCACGACTACTGGAGTTGCTTCTGATGGTGCTAACATTGCCAAAGCGATCTATGACGCTGTTGTGCTCCTAGACAAGAACGATGTTCCCGATGACGGACAACGTTTCTGCGTCTTGAGTGCAGGTAACTACGCTCGGTTGGTGCAATACACTGGTGGTCCAGATAAACCCACTGCTCTTGGTAGCTATTCCAAGAACTCGGTTATGGAACTTGCTGGTGTTAAAATCATCAAAAGCAATAATCTTCCAAAGGGAACGATTAGCTCTGTAACTGGCACTAACAACACTTACAATGGTACGTTTACCACTGCAAGTACTGTAGATCACCTTGGCCTTGTGTTCCACAAGAACGCAGTAGGTACTGTGAAACTTCTCGACCTAGCAGTTGAGTCCGAATATCGGATTGACTTGCAAGGGACGTTGATCGTTTCCAAGTATGCTATGGGTCACGGAATTCTTCGCCCCGAATGTTCGGTGCGTTTAGTTCCTTCTTCCAGCTAATAGTATCTTATAGAAAGCCTCTGCAAGCCCTCTGTTGTAGCTTCTGGATAAAATATTAATTGTTGGGCTAGTCCCACTACTTACTTATTCCAGTTCAAGTTAAAACAAGGCTTGCAGAGGTTTTTCTTTTTTGCTAGAACACTTATATGGCTTCTGCTCCAACTACTAAATTACAAGCCATCAATTCAATTCTCTCTTCAGTGGGAGAAGCCCCGATTACTTCTCTCGATTACATTTCCGATTCAGCTAGTGCAACGATTGCTTCCAATATCCTAGATGAAGTAGATCGTAGTCTTCAAAGCCGTGGATGGAGTTTTAACACGGATCTTGGAAAAACTCTTACAAGAGGGGCAGATACTTCTATTGCTGTATCAGCAGACACGATAAGAGTAAATATTTCTGAAACTACATACCCTACGATAAAGCTAGTTCTTAGGGGAACTAAGCTATATAACGCAAAAGCATCTTCCTATTTCTTTTCTGCAAACCTTGTAGCTGATGTTGTAACTTTTCTTGATTTTGATCTTCTTCCTGAACCAGCTAGAAATTATATTGTAGTAAGGTCTTCTAGGCTTTTCCTGGTAAGAACCCGCCCAGAAGAAGCCCAGGCAAAGCTAATTGAAGTAGACGAGCAACTTGCCTTTGCCAATCTCCTAGAATACGAAGTACGCACTGGAGAAGACGCTAATTTCTCTAACTATTCCACTGAACTAGACGCTCTTGGCATTAATCAGTCTGTCTTTCTTGCCTCTCCTGTAGATGATAAATTAAAGCTAATCCAGGCTTCTGCCACTAACCTTACTGAACGTCAAGGAAGGCTCTACTACCAGAATAGGATTCAGAATAAAACAACGGCAGTAACCGACACTTTTGATACTTATCGTACTCAATTTAATCGTCTAGGTCTTACTGAAAAGGAATTTCTTGCACTAGAGCCTCTTCAAAAAGAGGAAGCCCTTGTTATTGCAAAGGGAACTACAACTACTAACGATTCTAGGGCTACTCAGTTTAATACGGCTAACATCCAGACAAACCTACGTAAGCTGGGCATAACCTTTGTAGATTTCCTTAAGCTTGCTAGAGAACAGCAACAGCTTATGCTGGATGGTGCTTCTGGTTTAGATAATATTATAGCTAGTCAGTCTTCTGCTATTGCTACTTTTGAATCAATTAATATTTATGGAACAGCAGTAAACCAAGCATTGAGATATTTGGGTATTGCTCCTATTTCTAGTTTTACTACTTCTGACACTGGATACCATTCTTTAAAAATTATAACTGAAATTGATAATTTGATCCAGGCAGAAGGATGGCATTTTAACACTGAGAAGGGGGTTACATTTACCCCAGACGGAGATGGTTATATTTATCCAAGTGACTATTTAAATAATCCAGTAATAGCTTTTGATGGAGATAAGTATACTGACTATAAATATAACATAACTCTTCGTGGAACTTCGCTTTATAATGTTTCTAAGCAAACTCCAATTTTCACTTCAGATGTAAAAGGTGATGCTATTTGTAAATTGTATTGGTCCGATATTCCTCCTATATTCCAGCGTTACGTAGTAATAAGAACAGCTAAAGAGTTAGCTGGAATTCTTGGCAAGCCTCAGTATATGCAACCCCTAGCTATTGAGGAATCTAGGGCACGTATGGAAGCTATTCAGTATGATTCTGAGAATGCTGACTATAGTATGTTTGATACTTACGATGTAGCTAGGGTTTTGGACAGATCTACAGGCAATTCTTCTATAGCGTACTGATATGCCTAATATCATCGCTAACATACCAAACTTTGTAAGTGGGGTAAGCCAGCAACCTCGTACAATGAGGTTTCCCTCCCAGGCAGAAGAGTCTATTAATACTTTTCCTTCAGTTGTAGAGGGGCTTACTAAACGTCCTCCAGCCCAGCATATTAAAAGGCTTCTTACTCCATCTACCCAAGCTTCATCTAATTCCTCTTCTCACTTTATCGACAGGAGCGAGTCAGAAAAATATATAACCGAAATTAGAGAAGGTAAGATTAGGGTCTGGGACTTGGATGGAAACGAAAAACTTGTTTATTATGGAGGTGCAACTCCTAGTCTCACCCCTCCAGCTTCAGCTTCATCTTACCTTACTGGTAACACTGATGATTTTAAAATGCTTACTATTGCTGATTATACGTTTGTATTAAATAAAACAGCTTATCCTAGACTAACTACTGATGTAATTTCAAACACATTAGTTTCTTCTATCTCAGGGAATTCAACTACAAAAAGCAGAAGACAAAAAATTGGATTTGTAACAATAAAACAATTTGGTGAACGTTCTACGCTTAAAATACGGATTGATTGTAAAACTAGTGCTGGGCTTTCTAGAAGCCTTATTTATGAGCACGTATCTTATACTTATGTTTCTCCTACTGGAAGTGCGGAAGCAAAAGACACATACACTAGGCTTTCAAGAAGCGATAATAATGGTTCTTTTACTGAACTTTACTCAAGTTATTGGGATTTAAACACACGTGTAACAGATAGTCAATTTATTGCGGAGGGAATTGCAAACTGGCTTACATTAGGTACTCCAGCTTCATTTCCTACTGGAAGTTCTGCTACAGGGGCATCAACAACTCTTGCAAGTGCAACTGGAATTTCTGGATGGCAGGTAGACTCTTCTGGATCTACGTTTATGATTTGGAACACAAGTACAGGAACTCCAAACTCAAGTCAATATGACGAAAATGGAGATTTAATTTGGAGTATTAGCGTTTCAGATAGTGCTGGGGGTGCTCTTTTAGGAGTGAATTGGGAAGAAGTGCAATCATTTGCAGATCTCCCTAGACACGGAGTGCAGAATTCACTATTTAAAATTATAGGATACCCGCAGGATATTGGAGATGAATATTGGGTTAGTTTCTCAGTAAACGGAAACCCATCTAATGTTACATCGAAAAAAACTTGGGTTACGTCTGGTACTTTAGTAAACACAAGAGGCGAAGGGCTTTGGCGTGAGACTATGGCAAGGGGGCAGTATTATCATATTGATCCAGCTACAATGCCTTGGGTACTTGTACGTCTATCCAGCGGTAATTTTGCATTTACTCCTCTTGATGGTACAGCAAGAACCTGGGGAAGTACAAACTATACTCCACCTAATTGGGCAGACAGAATAGTTGGAGACTTGAGCGTGAATAAGCTTCCAAGTTTTTTAAATAACCCATCTGAATCTATAAAAAAGATTAACGACATTTTCTTTTATAAAAATAGATTAGGATTCTTATCAGAAGAAAACATTATATTCTCTGAAGCTGGTGAGTACTTTAATTTCTTTAGAACAACAATGACGCAAGCTTTAGATGCAGATCCTATTGATATTGCTTCTAGCTCGGTAAATGTAGCAAATCTTAACTACGCTATTCCCTTTTTTGATAGGTTATTATTGTTTGCTGAAAACTCTCAGTTTAGCTTAATAGGAACAGACAATCTTACTGCTAAGACAGCATCTATTCAGCTTACAACTAATTTCTCTGCAATCCCAGAAGTAGCTCCTGTAGGTACAGGTAAAAATGTTTATTTTCCTTACTACAAAGATTCTTATTCAGGAGTTAAAGAATACTTCCTGAATCCAGAAAACGGATATATGGATGCCAATGAGATTACACTAAACATTCCTAAGTATATTGAAGGTAAAATATCTAAAATAACTGCGTCTGATACAGAAAACGTATTAGCAGTTCTGACAAAGAAAACTTTTGGTGATCCTTCTGTAAATAATGTTCTTTATATCTATAAGTATCTAAACGTTGGGTCTGAAAGAGTCCAGGGGGCTTGGTGTAAGTTTATGTTTGGTCCAGCTACTAGAATTCTTAATGTATTCTTTAAGAAAGAGAACCTATATCTTCTTATTGAAAGAAAAGAAGATTCTTATTCTCTTTACCTTGAAAAGATTGATTTTCAGTCGTTTCAAACAAAAGCATATCTTCCGTATATGCCTCGTATGGACAGAATGATTACAATTTGGCCAGACAGCACTTATAATTTATCTGGGACTACTAGTACTTATACCGCAGGTACAGATACTACGGCTATAACTTTGCCATTAAACTACGCATCCCAATTGCCTACAATTGTAGCTGGAGCTTCTCCAGAAGTAGATTCCTCTGTTCGTTTACTAGGAGGAGGTAATTCCTATTTATACTCATCTAATTCAGCTAATTTTTACAGGTCTACTTTATCTTCACATAATTTTACAATTAGCGGTTATTTTAAACCTACAGCAACAAACAACCAAATTATTTTTGAATTAGATAAAGGGGTAAATGATAATTGGAGATCAGTTCAGCTTGCAATAGAAAATGGAAAATTAAGGGTTTTTAAGAAAGTTGCTGTAAACTTTGGATGGACAGCGGTTACAGCAAATGATGTTAGTGTTGATGCTTGGAATTTCTTCACTATTACTTCTGTAACAATATCAACAAATACTTATATGTATGTGCAACTTAATGGAGGAACATCTGCTGTTGTTTTTGCCTCTGAATTTTCACAGGCATCTGCATATTTAGATATAGGTTCTTACAATTTCTCTGATTTTATAGGAAAACTTGACAACCTAGCAATCATAAGCACCGCATCTACAACTATACAAAGTAATTACTACGCATCCTATGGTCCTGCTATGTCTACTCTTGCTTCTTCTGCTAACGGAGCAGTTTCAAACGCAAGTAAGTACACTCCAGAATCAAGAAACGTTCAATACCAAAAGCTTAATATGGATTTTGGATCTAATCTGATTAGCTATTTTACATTTGACGATGAGAATCCAGACCTAATTACTGACATTAAATCAAAAGCAATTGTATTTGATAAAGTTAAAAACATTCACCTAAACCAAGACCAAGTTTTATACTCTAAATCAACTCTAGATGTAGTGCCTTTAATAAGTTCTACTATTTCTGGTTCAGGCTCAAGTGCTGTCACTATCATCACAATACAGGGGCAACTAAGTCAGTATGCTGGTCCAATTTACGTAGGCATTCCTTATCCTATGATCCATACTATAACTCCAGTAGCCCTACGTGCTCCAGGGCAAAAGGGAGGTCAGATCTTGGTATCCAGTGGAAATTATCAGCTAAAGTATGGGTATATCTCGTATACAAACTCAAAGCAGTTCTCCATTGCGGTTACATCTGGTGACGTAGCTCAAGGTAACTCCTACAACTATGACTTTGTAAATAACGGATCACTTAAGTCTGGTACTTATCGCTTCCCATTATTCCTAAGATCTGATAACTGCTTCTTAACACTATTAAACAACTCCCACTACCCCTGTTGTTTTGTTTCTGCTGACTTTGAAGGCACACTCACAAATTCATATCAAAGGGCTTAACTCTTCAACCTTTTGGAACTATAAAAAACAAAAGTGTTTGATTAGAAAGGCTAAACTTGGAGATGGCTTATCTCTTGGACCTAGATTGCGTAAAGTTGATCTAAGAGAGGTCGAAGCTTACTCAAAAGAACCTGCTGAAGATCAGCTTGAAGACGCAATAAAAATATACGGAACACACACTTATACCCTTGAGTTTGAAGGACTTATAATTGCTATGTTTGGTGTAGTGCCTTATACTGAGTTTGCTGGCATAATATGGCTAGTAGGATCAGATGATATTTTAAAAATTAAAATTCCTTTCTTGCGTAATTGCAGATTGTGGCTAGAGGCATTTAGTGAGCTTTATCCACTTTTGTTCAATGTCGTTAGCAAACAAAATGACTTGCATATTACTTGGTTAAAGTGGATGGGCTTTGTTTTTATTAATGAACACAAAGAATATGGTCTTAATAAAGAACCATTTATAGAGTTTGCAAGGATAAGGAAATAAGTTATGTGTGCACCTGCCGTACTACCACTAGCCCTTAGCTTAGGTCAATTCGCTATTGGTGCGGTCAGTAGCGTAATGCAGTACCAGGGGCAGAATCAGATTGCCAGTGACCAGCAACAATACCAAGCAAACCTTGCAAGCCTTGAACAAGAACGAGCGTATAGAGAGGGTAATCAACTTCAACAGCAATATAGTCAGGAAATGCTTTCCAGGCAGATGCAGTTATCCCAGGAAAGGGAGGCTACTGCTAGGGAACTTATGGGGGTGTCAAAAGAAGCTAGGGCAGTACGTTCTAAGATTAAAGTTGCTTCTGGAGAAGCTGGAGTTCAAGGAGCTTCTATTGATGGCTTACTAGACGAAGTTACTCGCCAGGAGTTGGGATACTTTGAGGCTCAGGCAAGGCAGAGTCAGCTAAAGGATCAAGCTTTTAGTATCAATGCCCAAAACCTAGTTGACGCACGTAGAACAAACTCGTCCAATGCTTTGTTTGGTTCACAGATGCGTATTGCCAGCATTAATAGGCCAATAGAGAAGCCGTACTTATCTGTACTAGCAACTAACCTCTTTAGCCAAGGTCTGTCGGCTACTAACAGCTACTTTTCAAACAAATACTACCAAACATATGGTGCTGGTTCAGGTCAGACTACAGATCTTGTTAGCGGTTTGTTCGGAGTTTAAGTTATGGCTCAAGAAACTATTGTTCCTCGAAATGGAAGGTCTGCAACTGGACTAGACGGACAAGCCCCAACGATACGTCCAGTAGCTTCAAGCATTCAACCTTCTCAGTTTTCTGCTCCTCCACAGGTTGAGTGGACATCACCTTCTAGATCTAACGCTAATGAGCTACTTCAGGTGTCGGAAGCACTTTCAGAACTTAACCCTCAGTTAAAAGCTTTTGGTACTGCCTATGTTCGTGATCAAGCAGTAGAGGCCAAGCTTTCAGAAAAGATTGCTCAGGAAGATGCAAACATACTCAGTTTAGAAAAAGCCAGGGAAATTGGAAAGAAAGATGTAAAACAGGGAATCGCTGAAGGAATTATTAAACCAGAGCAGACTCCTCAATACTATACAGCTTTACAAAAGCTATCTGCTCAGCGTGTTGCAAAGAGTGATTACTACAATTTTGTTTTAAACTCTAAAGACCAAACAAGTGGATCTCTTAAGTATGCTGATCGGCTAAACAACCCGATGAATACTGAAGACCCTTATTCAGTACTAGAAGAAGCTTCCAACGAATGGCTAAATAGCAATTCTAACAACTCACAGATTTTTAATAGCTCCGCAAGGGAACAGATCTTAAAGATTAATGAAGGCATTGCAGAGCAATCCGTTAAAATTAGGTGGAACGGAAGGCAAGGGAAAATGGAGGAGCTTCTTTCTCAAGAAGGACAAGACATCCTGTTTGATACAAACCTTCGTGATGAAGATAAGCAAGCCCAGGTTCAGCAATGGCTAACACGTGTGTCTAATGCAAACGTTCCTAATGTTTTTAACAAATGGGCAGAAGGATCGCTTCAACCTTATATCTTGAGACTAGCCAAAGACAATCCAGATGGTGCTCGTAGCGAGCTTCAGAAGTATGAGAACATTCCTACCCAGACAGGTGCTAAGCTGGGTGCTGGTGGAAACTTTGGTGTGTTCCAGGGATTGTATTCACGAATTGATGCAATAGAAGAACAAGCAGATAACAAGAATGAACAAAATAGAACAGATAGAATCTATGCTATTCAAGATCACGCTTTAAATATTGGTTATAAATATCTAGGTGAAGTTGAAGACCCTAATGATCTGCTAGATCCAGAAATTCAGAAAAAAATGCTTAACGATCTTGAGAACATTCCTATGGCAAATGGTGAATCGTTTTCTCTAAAAGAAAATCCCACATATGCGGGTCAAGCAAGGGCAATGCTTTCCGAGCAGACGCAGAAGCTTGTTAGAAATGAGTATAGAGAAGACCCTGAGTTACTTGGCGAACTAAAGGTTGCTATACAAAGCGGAAATATTGAAAGATCAGAGGGACTTGTTTCTCTTATTGATGAAAATCGTGCTTGGGGGAGAAACGCTACTAATAGTAGACCTTTTGCTATGATTGAGATTCAAAAGCTTAGGGATGGAGTTGGATTAGCAAAGAATCCTTACGTTGTTGATTCTGTAGATAAAATTGAAAAGGTTGTTGCAACAAATATTACTCAATTAGATGGTAACAAAGGAAGCGAAATTGTTGGCCAAACCTTACTATCAACAGCAAGCCGACCTGTAATTAACCAGAAGATTCAAGACAAGCTTCGTGTTATTATTGAAGAAGAACGAAAAATTAACCCAAATAAATCAGATGCTGAGATCATCCAGGGAAACATCCAAAAGGTTGCAGTAGAGGCACAGACTGAGGTATTTAAAGATGCTCAAAGTAAATATGAAAAGCTATCTAATTCAATTGAGAAATCTAAAAGTGCTGAAGCAAGTTTGCGGTCAGATCAAATTAACATTCCAAATGGTTTTATTGGGGAGCTATTTAAGGAAAAAGAAAGCTACAATGGACAGGCATTTGAAAGCCCAGCAGTTTTAAACAACAGGTATCGGGCCAACGCAAAGCGTAGGCTCATTCTTCGGGATGCAGGTCTTGACGAAAACTCTCCTGGTATTACTCAGCAAGATCGTATGGCTATTGCCACTATTAAGGAACAGGATGCCAAGATTTATGGCCAGATTAACAAGATCCTTCCACTGCTTGCTAAGGACATTATTGAAGGAAAGGTGGATGTTCCAGAAGCTTCAATGCTTATGGATGGAGGTGGGTTTGGGTTCACTCCTCCACAATTAAAGACGATTAAGTACAAGGATGAGGAGCTATCTAAGAAAAAGGATCAATACTGGGATTTAAAAATTATTGGTGGGTTCTCACCGAATGAAATAGCAAAAGGCAAGACAGAAGAAGGGCTTCCTATTCCTTTTAACGTTGCGGGTAGTCCTGGCCAAAACTCAGTAGACCAAGCAAGTTCTTTTGGCGAGCGAGTAAAGGCATTCTCGACTCACTTTGAATCTCGTAGTCAAATGGATCAATTAATTAAAGAATACCAGGCGGGGAACAAAGATAATGCTCTAGGCGGGATTTTTAAAAGGCTTGAACTAAACTCAGATGATGAACAGGATTCTTATGTTCAACAGCAACTTTATCTGCTAGGAATTTACCGATGAGATTTAACAGCGTAGACGAAGTACAGAAAAGTTTGGCAGACCAAAATGTTCCGTTTGCAATGCCTTCTTCAATTCCAGTTGATCCTAACCAGATGGCTATTGATCCTGCTATGCCTGGTCAACCTGCAATGCAACCCCCTGTTGACGCTACTGCCGATGAGCCTTCTCTAATTGCCGATCTAGCTCTTGCTCCTATTCGTGGAGTTTTAGGTGCAACTGAAAGTGTAGCTGACCTTGTAACTCTCGGTAACTTACCAGAGGGAACAATCAATCGGCTTGGACATTCTAAAACAATGGCAGGTAGTGTTGTAGAGAATGCAACAGACTTTCTTGTTGGTTTTACACCTGTATTTGGATGGCTAGGAAGGGCTTCTAAACTAGGCAAACTAGCTAAGCTTGGGAAAATTGGTAATTTTATTGCTAAGTCTAATATAGCAAAAGGAGCAATTGCTGGTGCTGTAGCTGACTTCTCAGTCTTTGATGAACACCAAGAGCGTCTATCTAACCTTATCGAATCCGTTCCTCAACTACAGAATCCAGTTACTGAGTACTTGGCTTCTAACCAGGAAGATTCAATCTTTGAAGGAAGGCTAAAGAATGCCGTAGAAGGTCTGCTTGCTGGTGGAGTTGTCGATGGTCTTATTAGCGGAGTAAAGGCACTTAGGGGTGCTAAAAGGGCTATGGAAGCAGGGGATTCAACCTTAGCTGAAAGCCTACTTGCTAAAGCTGGAGATGATGTAGACGTAAAACTTAAACAAGAGTTTGGGCCTACTCCGCTAGAGACTCCTCAAATTGCAACGCAAGCAGTAGAAGGTGTAGACGCAAAAACAATCCCTACAGAAGCTCCAAGGGACGTAAACGTATTTAACGATAAGTCTCAGCTAGAAGCCTCTACGTTCCTGGGTAATCTCCCTAAAACAGGAAGAATTGTAGATATGGCAAATAGCCCAGAAGGGCTAGATATGACTTCTATTGAGAAGATTCGTGAAGCAGTTAGTGGCGATGCTGGAAGACCTATTGTAAACATCTTTCTTAATTCAGGACCAGCAAGCACTCACAAGGCAACTACAGCACTAGTAAATGAATTTGCTAACGAACTTATTGCTAAAAAGGTTGTAACAAAACCTGAAGTAGTTGCTAAAGAGATCGAGCAGATTAAACGGCTTGGAGGGGAAGACTACATTAAAGATCTCACAATCAGTGCCAAGAATTCAGAAGATTTTGCTGGCAAGGTTATGGGATTCAAGTTTGCAAGAATGGATGTTCTTAACCAAGTTGGGGAAATTGTTAACAAAACTATTTCTGCTAAAGAAGCTGTTTCGGCAAACCCTGGAGATGCGACAGCTTCACTAGCTTACAGAGAAGGATTCATTCGCTTAAACGAATTGATGCCTAACATTCAGTCTATTCTGTTTGGCGAAAAACAACTTCGTAGCAATCTTGGGCGTGGCCTTGCAATGGCTAAGAATACGGCTTTTGACGCTAAGATGGCAGAGGAGTTTACAAACATTAGCAAGAAGTGGGCTTCTGAACCAGCAAAGATGGGGCAATATGAAACTGCACTAGCTGAATCTATTGGCAACGGAGACGCAAAAGTTGGGCGTGAAAACTTTGAAGAAGCAATAAGAAGGTTTGCTACGATTTACAATAAACACGGAGCAGATGGCATTGTTAACCTTGCTCCAGATAAGTTTTGGATGAAGCTTCACAATGAGTGGTGGATCAATGCACTTCTTAGCGGTCCAAAAACATTTGCTGTTAATGCAATTGGTAATTTGATTTCTACTGCTTGGAAACCTATGGAATCTGCTTTGGGTTCTCAGATTGCGTTTATGAAGACAGGAAACCCAATTTTTAAAACAACTAGAAATGCGTTTTTAAGTCAATATGGAACTATGATGGATTCTGCAAAAGAAGCCTTTATCTCTGCTAACAATGCTTTTAAGACAGGTGAAAGTGCTCTTGTTCAGGGTAGAACAGCAGTTGAGCAGTACGACTCTATTATTACTAAAGAAAATTTTCAAGCCAAACTTGACGAAATTGAAGCAAAACATCCAAACGCTTCGCCTCTAATCAAAGGATTAGCTAAGTATATTGTAACAGACGCAACTACAATGGTTGGCAATGCTGTTCGGATGCCTTCTAAAGCCCTTCTTTGGATGGACGAATTTACTAAACATCTTAACTTTAGGTCTGTAGCAAAGAGCAGAGCACTTGCTGAATCCTACGATGAAGGATGGAAGCTTGCTGGTGAAGGTAAGATCCAACCAGAACAAGTAGACGAATGGGTAGCTCAAAATACAGATAAAAAGATTAATGATTTAGTTCTTAAAGGTGGTGGATTATATTCACTTAAGAACGTAAGAATGCGTGGTGCTCTTGAGGGAGCTAGGGCTGGAAAGAATGGAGTTGAATTAGAAGAATATATTACAGATTACGTTGCTAAGAACTACGATGAGAATAAGTCTAACCTAGCTCAATACGCATACGGATGGGCAGAAGAAGTCACATTCACAAAGCGTGGCGAAGATAAAACAATTCAAAGGTGGATTGAAAATGGAGTAAGAGAACATCCATCGCTAAGACTTGTTATCCCTTTTGTAACAACGCCCACAAGAATTATTAAGTTTTTTAGTCAACGTGCTTTTGGGGCTATCGGCTATGCAGAGGGCACATTAAGAGGGTTTAATAATACACCTCTAGAAAAGCTTGCTCCTGAACTAACAAAAGCAAGATTACAAATAACAAAAGAACTTTATAGTTCAGATCCTTTTGTAAGGGCACAGGCAGAAGGAAAAGTAGCTATGGGTATTTCTGTTATGACAACGGCAGTTGGACTTTGGAGTAGTGGAAGCATCACAGGTCAAGGACCATCAGATGAAAAAGAACGTATCCTTAAACAGGCAACAGGATGGCAACCATATAGCCTTAGATTTAAGATGCCAGGTAGTGACAAGTATCAGTATGTGTCTTACCAACGTTTTGATCCGTTAGCGACATTCCTTGGCGTTGTAGCTGACTTTTCGGATAAAATAAACGAAGACAAGGTAGGCAGTAAGGATTGGATTAACTTTATGGGTTCTGCAATCGGAACGGCACTAAGCAAGAACATCACAAGCAAGAGTTACCTTACTGGTATTGAGCAGATAATGGACGCAGTTAACCAACCTGACAGAAAGATGTCTCAGTTTATCAGCACAAGGCTCGGTTCTCTAGTTGTCCCTAGTCTTGTTTCCCAATCTGTGCCTT